GAACAAAAGGACGTCGTCCATTGTGCACAGAGATGGTCCAACACTCTGTGACAGTACAAATTAAAGACGAAGATAATCACTTTGTCAATTTGAATTAAAGTCGAGCGTCTGACACAGCACCATGTGACAGTGGTCCACACAGGTCGTACGATCAATTTCAAAGAAGTTCGTCGGTAACAACGTGATTGGTTGCAAGTGCTGTGTGGTCCCGAAGAAAGAAGGCGCGCGTCTTTAATGGGTCAAAAGTCGGCCCAATATGCGAAACATGGGCCTGGGCCGTGGGCTAAAGGAGAGGACACCAAAATTCGGGCGGCCATCCGGTAATATTATTGCGGATGGCCGATTTTGCCCCTTGGTGTCCCCTAGAGGCTTTATGTGTCTAGTGGTATATATAGGACACCAGGACACCAGCAATATGAGAAAGTTGAGAGGACACCTCCTGGTGTCCCGATGCATATTTACGAAATATGCCACTGAAACCCTAACTCACTTCGTTCCTCATATATCTGTCCGGAAATCATATTTTGCAGTGCGATTCCAGACTTAAATTGCTTGTTCAGTGTGTACGAGTTCAAATGGGTTCTCAATTAGTTCCACCACCAAGCGCTTTCAATTATATAGAATCGCAGAGGGACGAATTTCAGTTATCGCACGACCTAACGGAAATTGTTCTGCAATTTCCATCGACGGCATCTCAGATAACGGCGAGGCTGAGTCGTAGTTGTATGAAAATCGACCACTGCGTCATAGAATATCGCCAACAGGTTCCGATTAACGCATCGGGTACGGTAATAGTGGAGATTCACGACAAACGCATGACGGACAATGAATCTCTACAAGCGTCGTGGACTTTTCCGATAAGATGTAACATAGATCTCCACTATTTTTCATCATCGTTCTTCTCTCTCAAAGACCCAATCCCATGGAAGTTGTACTATCGAGTCTCAGACTCGAATGTTCATCAAATGACGCATTTCGCTAAATTCAAGGGCAAACTGAAGCTATCGTCGGCGAAGCACTCCGTTGATATCCCTTTCCGGGCACCGACAGTAAAGATACTTGCAAAACAATTTAGCGAAAAGGACGTTGATTTCTGGCACGTGGGATACGGCAAGTGGGAGAGAAGACTGATCAAATCCACATCGTCAGCTAGATTTGGGCTAAGAGGCCCAATTGAAATTAATCCAGGTGAATCTTGGGCCACAAAGAGTGCAATAGGCCCAATTAACAGAAATGCGGATTTGGATATTGAAGAAGAACTGCTTCCATACAGGGAACTCAACAGATTAGGAACTAATATTCTAGATCCGGGGGAATCAGCTTCAATAGTCGGAATACAACGGTCGCAATCGAACATCACCATGTCGATGTCTCAGTTGAACGAATTAGTTAGGTCTACTGTACATGAATGCATTAAGACCAGTTGTATCCCGAGCACTCCAAAATCACTAGGCTAATGCCAATTAAGTTATATGTTCGTTTAACACTCACAATGGTTGTTAATGCTGTCGCTCATTATGTTTTGGAGAGTGTTCCGCTGCGCGGCCATTCTTTATAGTAGAATAAACAGGCTCTTATTTAATTGCGGGACTTGTGCAATTTATTATTATTAATCAACCCAAATAGTCCAGTTCAAAAGATACATATGTTGATGCCTTGGACTGGGCATCCGACAGCCAACAGTAATAAACTAACAGAGCGTTCTTGTTTATGTTAGCGTAAACGCCATTACATGAATCCCGTTCAAGATCGTTGAACGATGCCCAACAGTTATAACGCTTGTTAGACAGATGTGTCGTACCATGGAGATCGATCAGTAACGTGTCCTTTTCAAGCGACACTACACGCTTAGTGACGTGTCTAATGTAGTAACGGTCCTTCAAGGCGGGTACGACGGACAAATTACCGTGACAATGTATACGCGCGCCAAACAACTCATCAAATGTATGTAGACGGCCAGATTGACTAACATGTGGTTTGCGATCAACCACAATAACCATAGTAAATACTCCTTCAATATTAATACTGGGCCCGTCCATAATAGTGTCCCCTTGTCCACGTTCAATTTTCAGAGTTCCCTTAAAACGCAGTCGTTTCAATTTTATGTACGTTCTCGTGCGATTGGGAACAGTCTTAACATAGCTAGGATATGTTACAAACGTGGACAACGCTGAGTTTTGACTCAAGACAAATTCTGGGCCAAACTGGTTCTCTTGAACACGCTGAATAGTCAATCTCGGTTCAACTTGAGTCTTTGATACCACGTTGGGTCGACGCCTATCATCACCACGGGCTGCACCATATGAACGCTTGACACCTGTACGGCGTACATGCGAACCTCGCTGAGACTGCGATCGACCCCGTCTATTGCTCGTATAATACATCTAGGACGATGATGCAGCGACTGTACAACGTATATACGTGTAGATCATACACGTGTTGTCTAATATATGAATTCGACGCATAACACAATTACACGTTTCAATTATTAATAGACGAAGAACCAATCCATGAACAATAACTAGACTTTGTAGCTAAAATGTAATTGGTAGCACTAAAGATTAATTCAAATTGTAAGAACGAGGTCCTCAGAACAAAAGGACGTCGTCCATTGTGCACAGAGATGGTCCAACACTCTGTGACAGTACAAATTAAAGACGAAGATAATCACTTTGTCAATTTGAATTAAAGTCGAGCGTCTGACACAGCACCATGTGACAGTGGTCCACACA